GCCCCTGGACGAAAAAGTTTGGACGTAGGGTGTCGATGTAAAGCACATCATTTTTGATGGTCGTTGCAACGACTGCACTTTGATATTGAGTAAGCATCGGCAAGATTGTTGCCTCTGCGCTATCGATTATCTGATCTAAATATTCATCAGGAAAAAGGGAATCAGAGACGCCAAGCACTGCACGTAGTTCATCAGCCGTGATGATGTATGGCATCTCTGATCCTTTCTTCGACTCGGCCGGTTCGGGAGAGACCCGGCCGATGATTAATGGGTGTGATTAGTCAAGAAAACGATATGCGCCATAGCCAATTTTTGTGGCCGTAGCTCCATAGCCGTACATGAGAATTCCGATTGAACCATCTGAAATGATGTTCGTGCGAAGTTCTAGGCGTGGGCTTTCATACCATGTGTACGCATCGCGGTTGATGACATACATTGAGTTATCGCCTGTACCTGATAGTGCTGTATCGACCCAAAGATCGATGCCGTTCACTGATCCACGAAGGCTACGTGGCTGTGCATTTCCAGCCGCGTTCATTGGCTGCAAAGCGTTATAGATTGGTCGGCCTGCATCGTTGAATGACATGATGCGACCCCACATTGCAGGTGAGACAACGATTGCATCTGCAAACTTGAATGTGTTTTCATAAACTGTAACCGCTGCACCTGATACCCATGCGAGCAATTCAGCCGCTGTAATATCTGAACCATATCCAGTTGATGCTGCCGCTGAATTTGCAATAATCTGCGCTGAATTGTATTCATTGGTCGCACGTGCATATTGCGCAGTGAGATTCGAAATCAATTCAGAAAAGAAGAGTGGATCAGATCGGTCTGCGAGTTCGACTGACATGACCTGGCTGCCCTTGAATGACTTGACATCCACGTTGATGAACTCTGATTCCATCACTGTTGGTGTCACTGGATCGAGTTCGTCGATTTGTGCTACCGCAGGGAGCTGCGAAATCTTTGGAATCTGAAAAACAAGGCCAGCGGTTGGCAAAGTACCATTCGAAATGGAATCAATTGAAGCTCTTACATTGTCTGCAAGGCCATTGACTACTTCGCGAAGCTGACGTGTAGGAATCAATCCTGGATTGTCGGTTGATGCTGTTGCTGCGGCAATGAACGCACGTGATTCCTCTGAACCGCGTGTGGCTGCGACTTTGTGCATCAAATATGTTTCAGGTGAAACAATTGGGTTTCGTGTTGCGATGAAATTTACAGGCTTTGGTGCTGATGCCTGCACTGGTGCTGAAGCCTCTACCGTTTCAGCGGTTGGCTCTGTGACGGTGTTTTCCACGGCGTCTCCTTCTGTTTGTGTGGGTGTGGCTTCTGCTTCATCGGATGATGATTCAGAATCTTCGGGTGCAGTTGTAGCTGCGACATTTGACACACGTGCTGAATCAAATGCAGGGTTATGCGTCAAAGCGACGCCAACCAAATCGGCTGAATTGACGATCATTGTTCCATCCTTTGCGTGATTGAAATCGATTGCGTTTGCTTCCACACTGAATCCATCACGAAGGCCGTCCATTGCTTCCTGAATTGCATCAGTGCCGGCAGTGGTCTTTGAGATTTTGAATGTGGCTTCGATTGAATTTCCATCCGGTGAAAGTTCCATCGAAAGAGTTTTCCCGATTGGTCGGGCTGAATCGTGTTCCAGGTTGAGTTTCACATTGGCTGGATTAAGCGATCCACGTTGAAACATCACCTTTCCGGTTGATGCTGTGGCAGGCACGCCAAATTCGACGATTTTGCCTGTGATTGTTCGTGCCTCTGAATCGGCAGCTGTAATTGTGAATGGTGTTGTCACTTTCATCGGATCATGTCCTCTGCTTGTCGGATTTCTTCAACTGTGATTGCAGGGTTGCCCTCGGCGTCCACAATTGAATTCAGTGTCTTGTAAATATTGGCTCTTTCAAGATCAGAGCCGCGTAGATAATCGCTTAAATCGTATTCGACTCGCTGTGATTGTGGAACGAAGTCCGGCATTGAAAGGCGTTCGGAAATTGAAGTCATCAGCGGAATCAAAGAGAAGTCCAGCAAAGATTGACGTTGATTTGTTGCATTGCTGTACGTCATCGATGATCCAGTTTCGGCGTCCACGTAATACGCCGGGATTCCCAAAGCTCTTGCGAGTTCGGTGGAAACGTAGGATCGGGCTTGATTCAACTGCAATTTTTCAGGGTCGAATCCGACGGCTTCCATCGTCACATCGGCATTGAGAAACGCGGTGCTGCGATTGCGTCGAGCTGTGCCCCATGAATCGAGAAGCTTTGTGATTCGGTCTGCGGGTAATGCCGTGCCGTTGCTTTTAAGCACCATCGACGGAACTGGTTCGCGTGCGTACATCGCAGCGGCACGTTCTAATTCCGCACCTGTGCGGATGGTCTTGCCAGCACGATTCAAAAGTCCTTCATCGTTGCCGTTAAATACGACCAATGATCCGATTCCTGAATTTGGCACCGGTGTTCCATCGACCATGTAATATTCAATTTCAGTGGCCAGCGAATTCGTCTGAATAGTCACGCGAGCCGGTGAAACGCGTTGAACGCTTCGTACTCTAAACGTATCTGCAAACAATTCTGTGATTTGCCAATATGCGTATCCGTAGAAGAGCAAATCCTCACACGTCCACACATAAGTGGCTGAACCTGGCACACGTGGATCAGGTGTACGGATGACGCGTGGCGTTCCATCCTCGACATCGAGTCCAGTGCTGCGATCTACTACTTCAAGACCGATTGACGCAATTGATGAGCAAATGATATTTCGGCCACGTGCCACAGTTGGCACTGACATAGCTTCTTCGCGTGTAGCTGTATTGACGCCGCCGAAGAATGGTGTCAATGAATCCAATGATGTGACTGGCCCCAATGCGGCAGCTACATCAGCACCCGCAGGCACCGACACAGTCTGCACTGATCGCGATGCAAAAATGTCACGTATTCCCATGTGATAATTTTCGCCGCTTTATAGCATTAGCCCACCAATATATCGATTTCCGTCTCTGGGCGTGTCGCGAAGTGGGTTGCGAGTGCAACGGCCACGGCAGCGCACACGGCCGATTGAGACGCACGCCTTCCAATGACCCAACCGCCATCGCCTCGACGAAGCTGCACGGCTGAAAGAATCTGCGCAGTCAATTCGCTTTGATTTCGGTGCTTGAGTCTGCCGCTGTTAATCGCACCGAGCATTTCGTCACACGATTGTGGATAGGCCGTGTCCATGTCGAAGATTGGGATTCCAGCCGGCTGAAGCCTGGCCGCAACTGCGCCACTGGTCTTTCGGCTGTATAGCAAATACTCAATCGGATACTTGCGGCAATATGACGCGGCATCATTTGCGATGGCCTTGTCATCAAGCTGCCGGTCATTTTCCCATGTGTGCAAAAGCTTGACTACGAAGTTTTCGTTTCCAAGCTTTTGGGCACCGATTAATGCACAATGGCGGCGATCCGGTGAAATGTCCAATGCCAGCCAGGTGAGCTTGTCCGGGTCAAGATCGACGGAAGTATCGGCGCACGCTTCCCATGCCTGGGGATTGACTACGCTGGAAATGGTCTGAACCCATCTACACAATACCTCGGTCATCACGACTTCGTGTGGATCATTAAGAGTGCCCCGGATATTGTCCACGTGGATTGTGTGGCCGAGTGCCGGATTGCTTGCGATCCAATTGTTCTCATCATTGACGTCATCAGTCGGGGCAGACCATTCAGCATAGAAAATGTCATCGGCCGCACCTGCCGCAGCTGCAAGGCCGCGATCGCGTGCCATATTCAGCACTTTGGAATGTGCATCGCCGGCATTGGTAAAAGCGTTAATCGAAGGATTCTTCGCGGCCATCAAGGTATAACGCAAACTGGCAAACGATTCGAGATCGTGCATTTCACGTAATTCGTCCAGGTGTACGGATTCGGGCTTGCTCATTCCACGTGCAGCTGAACCCCCGGCTTTGATTACGAAACGGCATCCATCTAAAGTCTCGATTTCCTCTGCGCCGTGTTGCCACCTGATGCGCTTGATTTGCTTTGCGAGATCATCATTGGATTCAATCATCGCAACGAGTGCCCGGAATTGTTCCAGGGATGTGACCAACCGGTGAGCCGATGCCACTTGCAGAGAATCTTTCCAATGGAAAAGGTTCATGGCAATCAGTGCCAGCATATACGTACTCTTTCCATTTTGCCTGGCTACGGTCGTGACCCGGAATGGATGGGCATATCTGCCATCAGCCTTGAGTTTCAAGCTGTGAATGGCCAGCCATTTTTGCCAGGGCATAAAGCCGCCTGGGATTACTTCAGCTGCGAAATCAATCAGTTCAAGCCCACGCGTAGGCAATTCATTCAGTGGCGTGTGGATTCTAGGCCGTGATGATCCAAAGATACGAGCTGATTCCGGTTCAAAAACCGATTCCAGCCGATTTGAGCCTGTTTCAGCTTGATGTCCACTATCTATGACCTGTTCAGGCTTATTCATGGCTAATGCTCACGTTTTGGGGT